CGCACCAGAGGCCGCTTAGGAGTAGGCACGCTCACCACACCGCTCTTCTTGCGAGAGGTGCGACGCGTGTAGGCTCCAATGCCTTGGTCATGGTTCTTCGCATAGGACAGGTCGGTGCCGCACTCCACCTTGTTGCCCGTCACCTTCCACCAGTAGTGCGGTGCACCAGGTATGCACATGGCCGGCCAGAGCCGCTCGTGCTGGCCCTTGCTCTTGCTCTGTGGCCGAGCGTTCCAACGCAGGATGCCGCCCGGCTGAATCGTCTTCACACCGAGCGACCACCGCTTGATGGGCAGCCAGTAACGCTGCTCCTGCCGAGTGTAGCCCGGCCACTTAGGACCCGTCGACGCACCCTGCGTTGCGAACATCACCTTGCGGCTCTCAGCCCATGCCTTGGACATGTCATCGTTAGGACCGCCCCAGAAGTCGACCCACTGCTGGCAGTTACGGATGGCCGTCTCAAGCTGGTAGATGCCAGCATGATGGTTGTCCTTCATGGTTATCTTGAAGCTCTGCATGCCTACATCTTATCGGTGTTGGCATTCACTGCAAGCCGGGAACCGCTGAGGATGGTAGCTGCCGCAATCTGCGTGGGGTAGGTCGCATTCGTGTGCAGGATGTTGGGGCTGTTGATGCCCGTCGGCCGCGCGTTGCCCATGTCGCCCGGCAGCTTGCGCAGGCGCTCCATGAGGTCGTATGCCTGCTTATCCCACTCGTCGGCCGCCGTGTTGCTGTTCTGGTTACGCATGCGAACCACATCAGCAGCGAACTTGAGCAGGATGTAGCGCTGGCACATCCGGTACATGGGTGCCGTCGGCTGCGCATCGAGCCCCTGGACATCAACACCCATGCCCACGAGGAAGCCGTTGAGCTCAGCCGCGTGGTCCGTGATAATCTCATCGGCCTGCGTCGAGGTCGGCGTGCTGTCAGAGGCAAACGCGACCTTAGGCAGCAACCTGCCGATGTCCGTGCGCACTACGCCAAAGGTAAAGATTGCCATGGTGCATGCCTCCTTGAGTAGAACTGGGCGGGGGGATGAGCACCCAGCCCTACTCGAGGAGGGCGAGCCGAAGCCCGCCCCCGTTCAACCGACTACGAGAGGCCGGTGGCGAGACGGGCCCACTTGTTGGCCGTGCCGCCGAGGACCGTAACGCCGAAGTCGCTCTCGACGTACATGCCGACGCCAGCCGGGTTGTAGGCCGAGTACGAGAAGAGCTGACCGAGCGCCGCGTTCGGCTCCGGGGTCATGGTCTGCAGGAAGCCGCTGTCGCCGTAGGCCTCGGCAATTTTGAACAAAGCGACGTTGCCCGTGGTCATGACGACCGAGCCAGTCTGCGTGGCGATGGTCGGCAGGTACTGGGGCATAATCTTGAGCTCGATGGGCACGAGCAGCTTGCTGCCGAAGAAGGCAGAGAGCTGGGTCATGTCCGAGGAGCCAGCGCGGTACTGCGCCGAGCCGTCCGACTTGGACGCGATGCCGTAGCCCATCTGGAAGACTTCATTCTTCTGCATGAGGATGTTGGCAGTCGCGAGGTTGCAAGCCGCAACCCACTTGCCGCTCTCGAGGTCGCAGCCGTCGGCCGCAGACGCGAGGAGGAGGTTGTTGAACGTCTTCTGAAGCTGCGCCGCAGCCAGGCCACCGTCGGTGACCGCCGTGTTGGAGCCGTAGTTGCCGGTGTCGTTGAGGGCAGCGCCGACAACCGCAGCGTGGAGCTGAGCACCCTGCACCGCGAGCTTCTCAGCGTAGCGAGCCTGGATGTCCTCGCCACGACGCGCGAACTCCTCAATCTGCTTGAGGGTCAGAATCTGGTGGCCCCAGCGGTAGAGGCTGCTGTTGTAAGCGGCCGAGGTCACGCGAAGACCGCCCGGCATGGCCGGGGTGTCGTAGTTGACAGCCTGCGGAACCTGGTTGCTCACCTGCGCGCCACCGGCCTGCAGAAGCGCATCGTTCTCAGCGAAGTAGTGATAGTAGCCCTGACGGGTCTCGACCTTCACAACCGGCGAGAGCTCAGCCGCAACCTTCGAGGCAGAGCCCGTGCGGAAGAGCGAGATGCGCTGCAGAATGCCTGGGCGCAGACCACCGGTATTAACACCAACTGACGGGAAAGCATAAGCCATGACTGAACCTCAAGGTAGCGCACCCTCGGTGGGTGCAGTGTGGTTAGGGTGCGATGTACTGAATGATGGCCGGCTGAAACCGCATGAGGCACTGCTCGTTGGAGTCAGCGTCCGTCAGGGCATAGCCCCAAATCCAATCGTTGGCCGCAAGGATGATGTTGCCAGAGTCCGTGAAGCTGCCGTCTGCGTCACCAGAGTCGATGACCAGTGCGGCACCTGCAGTCACACCACCGTTGCCGCTGATGAGAACCTGAACAACGCAGCCGAGCTGGTCCACGAGCTCGAGAGCCGCGTCACCGATGGCCGAGGGGTAGGTGCCAGGAGTCAGGCTGTCCGTGCCCGTCACCACCACACCATACGGCACGGCCGTCGTAGTGGTCGCAACCGCCACCGCGTTGGCCGCGCTGAGGTACAGACCGCAACCTTCCTTGCTGGTGAGGTCTTCACCAATCAGGTTGATGATGTTCGGAGTCTTGTATGTGGTGGGGCCGAGAGCCATGGCTTAGACCTGCTTGATGTACGGCGCGAAGCGGCCGAGGAACTGACCACCGGCAGGAGCGGCCGTGAGAGCGTAGCCCCACACCCACTCGCCAACCGTGCCAGCAGCGGCAATGAACTGGCCAGAGCCGTTGACCTGGAGCGAGTCGCCAACCGCAATCGCGCCCGCACCAGCCTGAAGCTGGATGACCGCGCCGTAGGCATCAACAATCTCGAGCGCGCCGGCAGCAACCTGACCAGCGCCACCGTTGATTGAGTTGGCTCCGACAACGACGACGCCGTAGGGGAGCTCCGTCTGCACGGTCGAGAGACCGATGGTGCCCTGAGCCGTGAGCGTCACGCCACAACCCTCGCTGCCAGACAGGTCAGCGGTGATGAACGTGATTTGATTGGGGGTCTTGTAAGTAAGAGGTCCGAGAGCCATGGTCTGTCTCCTTGCCCGTCAAAGGGCGGTTGGTTGCTTAGTTGCCGCGCGTGGACTTGAGCTCAAGAACCGCGTCGGGGGTCTTGCCGAAGGACAGCCAGGAGGCCGCGAGGCCGACCGAGATGCTCTCCTTGTTGGCGAGCTGCGTGATGAGCGACCACTGGTCGTCGTCCGACAGGTCAGCGAAGTGCTTGCTGCCCGGCTTGAGAGCCTCAGAGAGCGAAGCCTCGCGCGAGCCAACGCCAACCGGCGCAACCGTGCGGGGGGCAGGTGCCGACTTCACAGAGGTGGCCGGCGCGATGTCAGCGAGCAGAGCCTCGAACTTGCCCTTGCCGGCAACGAAGGCGTTGGCAAGCATCGTCTCGGTGGCCGAGCTGACCTTGCGGTTGCCGAGAGCCGAGCGAACGTGAGCGAGCGCAGCCGTGCGCTTGGCAACGGCCAGCTCACGCTTGAGCTTGAGGACCTCCGACAGAAGAGCCTCATCGTCCTTGGGCTCCTCCTCCTTGACCTCTTCCTTGACCTCTTCAACCGCCTCCTCGATGCCCTTCGCCTTCTCGAGCTCAGCGATAGCCGCAGCCTCGATGGCCTCGGCCTCCTCGTTGAGGTCCGGGTTGGCAGCATGCGCCTCAGCGTGAAGAGCCGGGAACAGCTTCGCAATCAGGGCCTCGGTCGCCGCAGCGTCAAAGCCAAGCTCGGCACAGTAGGCAGCGCAATCTTCCTTGGTCATCATGTACTCACCCTCAGATAGAGATACCCCGCGCATGTCTGCGACTGGCACCTGTTGTGACTTGATTTGCGGGATGGTCACGAAGGAGACCTCGCCAATGGCGAACGGGTAGCTCGGTGACTCATCAAGCTCGGTGCCTGCCCATGCACGGATGTTGGGCGAGACGTAGGGCACCTCACCGGCATCGAACGCTGCGGCCCACTTGGGGCTCGTGATGTCGAGGCCACCATAGACCATCCGGCGGCTCGGCTGCTTGATGCCATGCCGCGCTGCCTCGTCCTTGGTCAGCACCACGATGCGGCGCAGATAGCCCGCGGCCGTTCCGTCCTTGGTGTGCTCGACCGCAATCGGAGGCGCGAAGTCAGAGAGCCAACGCTCGAGCGAGGCAACCGCATCATCGAAGTTGAAGCGCAGGTTTTCAGCGTCGGTCTCGGCCGCATCGAAACGCCAGGTAGTGCCGTGAGCGTTGATGGTGCCCTCGGGCAACAGAGAGACCCAGCGAAGCCCGGTGTCGTCACCGAGGTTCACGGTCTGCGTGCGAAGTTTGAGCCGGCTAGTGCGCATGCCCCCCTCTTTGCACCGTACCGCGCGCCACTTCTAGCCCCTTGCAGTGCGTTGCCGCTGTGCTATTGCAGCGACCGCTGCGCTAGTGCGGCACCATCGAACGGGGCGGTATTCTTTTGGCTACTCTCACACGTCGACAGCGCATGGTCCTTGATGCCCTGCTCATCTGCCACCGAAAGCCGAGCATGCACCCCTCGCCTCGGTGGATTGCCAACCACATCGAGCACTGGGGCGAGAAGGCCGTCAGAGCCGACATCGCCAACCTTATCGCCCTTGGACTAATCGAGGATGTCGAGGTTGGCACTGGCTCCTCTCCCAGCAAGTACCGACTCCACCAGTGCGACTGCACCTACTGTAAGAGGCCCTCATGAATGATGCTTTCAAGTCCTGGCACATCCCCCTCTCAGCCGAGGCCAAGGCCGAAGCCATCAAGCGCATCACAGAGCGGCACCAGCTCCTCCTCGAGGTCGGCCCTGTCGCCTTCGCTGCACTCGGCAGGTCCGACTTCAACCGCATCAAGGAGGTCGCTGTGCTGCATCGCGGGCAGTTCGTGCCCTCGCGAGACTACCTCGAGTAGATGGCGAACCAGCCGCACCGGCACCGGCCCGCACCGCCTAGGCAGTTGGGGTCCGGCAGCGGGGGCAGGTTCAATGACGACTTGTCTGCGCTGATGTAGTCAGACACCCGCACTCGCTCGCCCGTGTCGGCAGCTTTGCAGACAGAGCAACGCTTGCCGTCAGGGATGCTCGACCGAACCACAAACGTCGGCACCGCACCCACCGCCGCAGGGGCCTGTGCATACGTCGCCGTCCGTGCAGCCGCCTCTACCATGTTCCGGCTGTCTCGAGCCGAGTCGAGCAGCCCCAGTGGCGTGATGCGGCTCACCCATGTCGCTGCGTCGGCACCAGCAAGCAGCGCGTTCTCCACCTCGGTCTGCACACGGTTGGCAATCGTCTCGGCCGCCGTCTGCGTCATCGCTGCCGCCTGTGCGAACTGCTGCGAAGATGCGTTGGCCAGAGCCGCCGTGCCAGCTTGCACCGCCTCGGCAGACATCGTGTTCACCGGCGCATCGGGCAGTGACCGCTTGGCCTCGTCCAGGACATCGGACTGCACCGACGCGCGAAGCAGAGCCGCGTTGCTCGACAGGCTCTTGCTGTAGAGGTCGAGGTAGAAGAAGTAGATGCGGTCGCGCTCGCCCGCCTGCCACCCGTTCTTGAGGGCCTCCTTGACCGCGCCTCTGTGAGCCGACGCAATCGCCTCGATGCTCATCATCAGCTTCTCGTCGAGGTCCTGCCGCTGGTCAGCAAGGTCAACCCAGCCGACTACCTGCTCCTCTGGCCGCAGCTCGCGAGGGGCCAAGAACTCCTTGCCGTTCGCGTCGACTACAAGGACCCCTTCCCCTTCCCCGTCTGCAAGGTCGCCGTGGCTCTCACCGCAGCTGCAGCCCTCGTTGAGCCGGGCAGCGCGGTGGTGGGCAGCCGAGGCATAAGCCATCATCAGACCGCGCACCCACTGCTTGCATGCCTCGCCGCCTCGCAGCTGGTACGAGTGCCACGACGCACCCTTGTCGGCAAACGACTTGGTGCCAGACAGACGCGGCAGGTTGCTGCTGAACCACTCGGCCAGCTTCACCACCCGGTTCCATGCCAGGCGCTTGCCGGCCGCGAGGTCACGAGCCATCAGCAGCGCCTCGGTGTCGGAGGTCTTGCCCTTGCTCACAGACCGATGCGCCTCGAGGGCCTCGGCCGCTGCCTTCTTCACCGAGTCAGGCACGACCACATCGGGGTGTTCCCCGAGAGTCGCCGCGAGACTGGATGCCGAGGCCCGCTCGAGCTCGGCCACCTTCCGCTCGGCCCATGCCGCGCCGGCGTAACCTCCCCAAAGGTCCCAAGCGATGCGACCCGCCGAGGGGAACCCGTCCTCGCCCTGGCCGAACCCGTCCGCCTTCGCGTCCGAGGCGTGCCGGGTGAAGTAGGCCTTCATTCGACGCACCGTGTCGGCCGACAGGTTCTTGCGGTTGCTGATGTCGCGAGCCCGAGCCACGCCAACCTCGGTGCCGCCTCGGCCGTGCTCACGACGCCACTCGAGCGCGCGAGCTGCAGCCTCGACCATCCCCGCCGTCGGCTTGAGGTCAACATCGGACTCGGCCATCAGAGCGTCGGCAGGCTGCGTCGAGGCAGGCGCAAAGGCAGGGCTCTCACCGATGACCGCAGGCACCTCGATGTTCTCGCTAACCTTGACCTGCGGCACTGCGTCGGCTGCCGTCTGGGGCGAGGCAGGAGCAACAACCGAGGATTGCTCGGCAGTTGAGCCAGTAGGTGCAACATTTGCACTAACTGCCGCATCCACCGGCTTTGGCATCGCGAGCTGCGCAGCAATCATCGAGTCGGCCGTCGTGCGGCTCATGCCTGCAGACACCAGCAGAAGCGCAGCCGCCTCGGGTGCCAGCGGCGCAGGGTTGGTCGGGCTAGCCGTAAGCATGCCGAGCACCTGCTGCGCAATCTGAAGCGAGCCGACAAGCAGCGGCGCAGGCGTCTCGGCATCGACCTCAACCCCTTCCTGCACCGGCAGCTCAGGCGCTCCGATGACCTTGCGGGCCCAAGCCTCATCGCCCGGACCGCGCGTGATGAGACCCGCCTGGACACCTTGAACGTAGGCTGCCCAACCGTCCATGCCCGTCGTCATCTCGGCCGACTGCACCTGCACCCGCGGCAGCTTGCCAGTGTACCCTACGTCCTTGGCCAGCCACGCGAACATGCCGCGCGAGGAGCGGTCGAAGACGTTGTTGAGCCACGCCTTGGCCTTGCGACCCGCTGCCCCGTCGAGCGTCTCGGCCATGGCACGAGAGCCGAACTGCGCAATGCCGGCAAGCGGCGCGTTGAGCTTCTTCTCAATCTGACGGTCCCAGTACTCGAGCTGCTCGATGACAGCCGGTGCCGTGCCAGAGGGGTAGCGCATCTCAATGTCCACCTGCTTCGGCCGCAGGAGGTACTTGCGCTGACCATCTTGGAACTGCTGGCCGAACGTGTTGAAAGCCTCGATGTCATCCTCGGTGACCGAAGGCTCGTAGGCAATGTCCAGGAAGCCCCACGAGAGCTGGTTGTAGATGCCCGCGTTGATGGCAATCTGCTTCCAAAGCTCGAACGGCTGCAGGCAGTCACGCAGCATCGACCGGCCTTCAAATTCCATCGAGCCAGCCGTGCCGTGGACAACGTGCACGAGCTGGTCAGCATCGAGGTCATCGTAGCCGTTCGGGGTCGAGAACCGAGCACCGCCGAACAAGTGCCCGTTCGGACGCCACAGCATGACCGCATTGTGCGCGACTGGGTACCACTCAATCTGCGTATCGTTGAGCCGGCGAGGGAACATCAAGCCAAAGCCCATGAAGGCATCAAGCAGCGGGTAGGCCCACAAGGCAGAGCCACCTTCAATCATGCCCTCGTAGACAACCGCGTCCTCGATGGTGGCCGCTCGGCACAGGTCCATGAAGGCCAGCTCTTCTGCGCCTGGCTGCCGGTGGTGCGTCCAAACCACCTCCTTGGGCAGAGCCGAGCCCTCGTTGATTGCCCAGTACACAGCAGCCGCAATGCCAACGTGCGTCTGCATCATCTTCTGGTACTTGCCCGGTAGACCGCCAACGCCACGGCGGTCCATGGGCAGGAATGTCAGATTAGGGTCGGCATCGGGCAGACCGCCTCGAGCGTTACGCGCTCCCGACATGTTCACGCGGGCTGCCGCCTGCGCTGCCGTCATCGGAATCGTGCCGTTGTTGCTCACTACCGGCCTCACCATGTGCTACCTCTGTTGGCTTGCTGCACGCTGCTGCCGATGTAGGCACGCCGCGTCTGTGCTGTCACACCTAGCTTCTCTGCCCCATACCATGCCAGCGCGTGCGCGCACACAGTATCGTCATGCATCCCCGATGGTGCACCATACACGACGCGGCCCTGCTTCACATCGTACTCGAACGCCTCGAGCTCGGCACGGTGCGGGCCGTCGAGCACGCTTGTCCTACCCTGTTGCAGCGCCAGTGCAAGCCCCTCCATCAATCCCTGCTTGCTCGCGCTGCTGAAGATGTACGGCTCGCACCACAACCGAGCCGCCGCTAGCTGCTCACCGACCGCGTCACCCACACCCGTCGCATCGTAGAAGAGGCACGCCTTGCTGCCGGCACCCACGATGCGCGAGACCTCCGACACCAGAGCCGAGTAGGATAGCCCGTGCCACCGGTGCATGACCGCAACGTGCCGGTTGCTGTCGAGGCCCACCAGCACAGCCCAATCTCGCTTGCGGGCGATGTCTAGCCCCCACACCCGCACATGGCCACCTGTCGCCTGCCCGCCGTTGAGCTCAGCACAGGCCCGCACCGCGTCGATGCCAAAGGGGTTGCCGCCATCGTCGGCCGGCTCGCAGTAGTAGAGCTCGCGAAAGACCGCCACCGGCAAGGACCGTCTGGCCATCTCGAGGTCGGCAGCCGAGAACAGACCGCCGGCAATGGCATCGTCGGCCGTGAGCCGGTGATAGGCAAAGCCCGGCTCGCCGCTCTCGCCCTTGCGTGACCACTGGTAGTGGCGGTTGGCCCTGCCTCGCACGTTGCCGCACAGCCGCAGCTTGCCGCGCGTCGCCGTGGTCGTGGAGTAGACCGCGTCAACCGCATCGTCCTTCATGCGGCTAGCCTCGTCCAGGACAGCCGAGGTGACAGCCGAGCCATAGAGGTTGTCGGGCTTGTCGGCCGACCGAAAGGACCAACGGCGGTCACCAGGCGCAATGATGGCCTTGTCAGCGAGGGCCTGCCGGAAGCCCGGCTGGTTGCGCAGGAGCGACCACGCAACGCGGTAGGCCATCATCGCCTGCTCGTAGACGGGGGCCACCCACCAGTGCTCAGCGTCGGTAGGCCCCTCGAGCAGTTGCTTGATTTGCCAGACGATAGCCGAGGTGGTCTTCCCCGACTTGGTCGTGCTCTCGATGCAGACGATACGTGCCGGGTCGTTGATGGCATCCCACTGCTTCTCATACAGCGCAGGCAGGGTGACCTCAGCGGTCGGCATCACTCACCCTCATCAACGCGCGTCACGCGGGGGATGGTCACCGTGAACTTGAGAGGCTCCCCGCCACTGGTGAGGTCGAGGGCCGACTTGCTGACCGCATCGAGGCCGTTGAGCTTGGCCCGTCGCTCCTCGATGCTGAGCACCGTGGTAACAGCCTTGAGGTCACCTTCCTTGGCCTGTGACCACACCGAGCGCAGGAGCTGGTCAAGCCGCTCGGCAGCCTCCTTGCGCTCCTCGGCCGCGCTCGCAACCGCATGCTCCTGGACCTCCTTGCGGGCCTGCGTGAGCAACTCGGTGACGTACTTACAGCTAATGCCGAGCTTGAGGGCTATGTCGTTGTGCGACCACCCACCCAGCCGTAGCTCCCACGCCTGCCTCGTGTACTCGGCTCGCTGTTCGTTGCTCCATGCCATGAGCCAAGTGTGCCACCGGTGTCTTGGCAGGTCAAGTCCGGCTCTCGCGCACACGCGAGGCTTGAGGGAGGGTGCCGCGAGCGGTAACACGGTAACAGAGGGCATGTTACTGTCAAAACCGACTTATGTGGTTGAACTGCCTAGACAATCGGGCTGCGGTAACAGAGTAACAGGGTTTTTGCATATACCATGTGTAAGACGAGAGAGGTTCCTTGGGCGGGTGCGCGTAGGTGCGCGCGCGCGTACATATGCATGTTTTTGCTGTTACTCCTGTTACCGTTACTCAAAACAGTCATTATCATCAATCATCATAGGGGGTTAGTCGGTAACAGCAGCGGTAACAGAGCGGTAACAGGTTTTGGAGGTCTGTTACCGCACTTCGGCTAAGTCGTTGATACCTCGTTGCGGGCCTGCCGGGTCGAGGGTCGTGTGCGCACGCGGGCACGGCGCGGGTGCGTGCGCGGGTGCGTGTGCGTGTGTGCCTGCGTGTGCGCGCGCGCTACGCGAGGCTGGGGGTCAGTGCAAGCGCAAACGCATCGAGGCCCTCGAGCTGGTGCCACGACACACGCTCAAGGACCTCGACTAGACGCGCTTGACAGGAGGTAGCCAATGCGTCATAAGGGGTCATCGGCAGCGACAACTGCCAACAACCTGATGGGCCTCGGTATAGCCGAGGTGCCTAGTTTTTGCAAGCCCCCACGAGGTCCAATGCAAGATGTTCTGCGCGCGTTTGCTCTGTATGCGGAGGCCGAGAGGGGCCTTCAGTTCCCTGATGGCGTGATAGCCGACGGTGAGCACCACCGAGTGCCTACCTTGTCGAAGCCAGACAAGCGGAACGGCTGGTATGTGGTGCACCTCAATGACGGCCCCGGCCAGAGTGGGGTAGTGGTGGCTGTGTTCAATGACCTTGCGGCTGGTGCGCCGGAGGTGAAGTGGATGAGCACGGCCAACAAGCGGCCGGAGGTGAACCTCGAGGAGGCGACAGCTGCCATGAAGAAGAAGATAGCCGAGGCCAAGCAGGCGAAGGTGGACAAGGCAGAGTCAGCGGTCAACGAGGTGACGGCCGAGATAGCGCGGTCAAAGCCGCTGCAGGCACCGTTCGGCTACCTCGAGCACAAGGGTGTGGGTGTGGTGCCTGGACTGTACCGGTCTGGTGCGGTGCTGATGATACCGCTGAAGGACGAGAACCAGCGCATCGTGAACCTGCAGCGCATCTGGCAGGATGCCGAGGGCAAGTGGCAGAAGCGGTACCAGAAGCATGCGACGCGAGTGGGCACCTACTTTGCCATCAAGGGCAGCAGCAAGGTGGTTGCTGTGTGCGAGGGTGTAGCGACGGGCATCAGCATCCACGAGGCGACTGGGTGGACGGTGCTGGCGGCCGGCGACACGACGCAGCTCATGGCGGTTGCGAAGATGGTGAGAGCCAAGATGGGTTGGGCTCGCCTCATCATCTGCGCTGACGATGACCGTCACACGGCGGGCAACCCCGGACTGACGAAGGCGCGGGAGGTAGCATCTGCGTTGAGGGCAGAGGTTCGGGTTCCGATGTTCTCTGACCTCGACAGCCAGGGCACCGACTTCAACGACCTGCATCAGGAGGAGGGTTTGCCGACGGTGCAGCTGCAGCTCGAGGAGGAGATTGCGCCTCTCGATGATGTGCCGCCCCCGGAGGATGAGCCGTATCAGGAGCCGCTCGAGGAGGAGAGGCCTGCGGGTGAAGAGGCATGGGTGCCAGAGGGCTACCGCTTCATGGAGTCTGGTGCTGTGGTGCGCTTGCCGCCCCCTGATAGCGAGAAGCCGCCGATGCTGGTGTCGCCTCAGCCGTTGTGGGTGGCAGGTGTGCGGGTTGACGCGGTGGAGGGCACGCGGTCGATGGTGGTGCGGTGGTGCACGCCGCGCGCTGGTGAGTTCGGCCGGTTCGATAAGCCGCACCAGATGATAGTGGACCGAGGCACGCTGTTGAATGCCCGCAGCATCGTCAGTCTGGCAAGCAGTGGCTTCCCGGTGGACTCGACATGCGCGAGCGAGGTGGTGCTCTACCTTCGCAAGGCCGAGACGCAGTACCTCGCCACGACGGTGCGAGCGGCGCAGGAGACGGTGGCGAGCGTGACGGGCTGGCATGGGCCAAGGATTGGACTGCCCCTGCCTTCTTGGTGGGTGAGACGCAGGTAGGAGCCGGCTGCCCGACGTTCGAGAACCACAACCCTGAGATAGCGCGTCACATCAGCGCGTTTAGTGTGAGCGGCTCGGCCTCTGCGCAGCTCGCGGTGCTATCTGACATCGTGCAGCACCATGCCGACATGGCGACGGTGGTGGCGGTAGCGTTGGCGTCACCTCTGATGCGCGTGGTTGGTGCTCCTGTGTTCGTCCTGGACATTGCGTGCGAGTCGAGCCGAGGCAAGACGAAGGCGCTGCAGGTGGCCGCGTCGGTGTATGGGTCGCCTCTGACGATGCGGTCATGGGATACCACGAAGTTCGCGCTCGAGATGATAGCGAATGCGCAGCGAGGCCTGCCGCTGCTGCTCGATGAGACCCAGCGGGCTAGCAAGCCAGAGATGATTCAGCCGACGGTGTATGACCTGTGCAATGCCGAGGGCAAGATGCGCGGCAAGGCCGATGGCGGTGTGCGGTCGGTGTCTCGGTACGAGTCGCTGGTCATCAGCACCGGCGAGCAGAGCATCAGCGCGTTCGGTGACGCGGGTGGAGCTCGAGCGCGCATCGTGACGATACAGGGCAGCCCATGGACCCTGCCCTACCGCGAGAAGCTGGCCGACGCAGTGCGTGAGCTCACGCAGTACCAGGTGAGCAGCCTCGACACGTTGGCCGACAACTACGGCCACGCGGGCCGGATGTTTGCCGAGGCTGTGTGCCGGATGAGCGAGGATGAGCGTCGAGGGTTGAGGGCTCGCTACCGTGAGCTGGTGCATGCTCGGTCGCTGTCGGTGGAGGAGATAAGCCCGGGTCACCCCATCGGGTCTCGTTTGGCTGGCTACGTGGCTCTCATCGACTTGTGTGGCGAGGTAGCCGAGCGCGTGCTGGGGCTGCCGTCGGTAAAGTGGCTGAGCGAGGAGCGTTGGAGGATGATGCTGGGTGCCGCTCGTCCTGCAGACGTGGCCACGCAAGCCATGGAGCGGTTGATTGCATGGGTATGGGCTAGGACCTCGCAGCTGCACGGCCACGCAGACGCCGTGAAGACAACGGGCCGCGACTGCATCGGCACCTATGCGGTGGATGCGGTCACGCAGCGGCCGAAGCTGCAGTTCAATCTGGCTGCAGCCAACGACATGCTGCGGCAGGCGGGCTTCCAACCGGGTGCCGTAGCGTCGACATGGGCCGCTCGCGGGTGGCTTGTGGGTGACAAGTCGTCAAATACTTCTAAAGTCGTTAGTGTGGGTGGGTTCAAGGTGCGCATGTACGAGCTGACGACCAGTGCGCTGTCGCTGCATGTGTGGTCTAGCGACATTGACGCAGCGAACATCTTCGACCCTGACGTTCCGTTCTAGGCAGAAAACGACATAGGGGGGTGAAAAAGTGCTTGCATGAGTTTGACAGGTAGTCAGACCCATGTTAGGACCCCTCCTCGTTGGCAGCGACAACTGCCGACCCAACACTGTCACCCGCCTCGCTTGAGAGGCACACCCAGGAGAGAAGCCATGAGGCTTACCGTCGACAATGCCCCTTCCCACTTCCTCAACCTTGTCTGCACGCTGACCGGTGCGGAGTTCACCGAGAGCAAGACGCGCGTCATCGGTGACACCCGCGTTGACCGCATCGTGAGCGACATCAGCACCGGCATCTCGGTCACCCAGGCGTTCACGCTGCACCTCATCGAGCAGGGCAAGGATGCCGATGGCGAGGTCATCCACGACATGCGTGTCACCTTCAACCGCACGGTCCGTCTGCCGTGGCAGCAGGGCAACCGCACCGAGATTGTGAGCACGACCATCTCTGGCCCTGCCACGCTCGACCTCGACCAGCTGGGCCTGCTCATCGAGTTCTGCATCGACCGCATGCTCGAGCAGGCTGACGCGCTCCGCACCGCAGTGACCGAGGTGGCCTATGTCTAACATCATCTTCCCCAACAACGTCCAGGTCATTCACACATGGCGGCACGGCAGCAAGGAGTGGCTCATCGAGCGCGGCTTCACGGTGGGTGCCTCTGAGATTGGCAAGGCCCTCGGTGTGTCGCCCTACGGCGGTCTTCTCTCGCTGGTCATCGACAAGCGCAAGGCTCACATGGGCAACCCCGATGTGGTGAGCAGCGAAGCCATGCAGGACGGTCAGGATGCGGAGGCCACGGTGCTGCGCATGGCATGGCGTCGCCTGCAGGCCATCGAGGGCGGTGTGTGCGAGGCTACGGCCACGCCAGAGATGGTGCCGGGCTACCCCGTTGCGCTCGGTGTGGTGTCTGCCACTCCTGATGCAGTCATCATTGATGCCGAGACGAACCGCGCGGTGGCCCTCATCGAGGCGAAGCTCGACCGCAGCCGAGGCACCGACTGGACGGACGTGCTCGAGAACGGATTCGGCCACCTGTCAGGAACGGACCTAAGACTAAACTACTGGTGGCAAGTGCAGACCCAGCTCTACACCACTGGGGTCTCGGTCGGTTACCTGGCTGTTTGGACGGTGTTCGACTTCTACCTCATCGAGATTGAGGCCGACGCTGCAGCTGCAGAGGTGATTGCCTCGGTAGGCACGACGGTGATGGCGTGGGTCAACGACCCTGCCGACCGTCTGCCGGCTCCTACCGACGCTGACGGCCTGCGTACGATTGCCGGCACGGTCAAGCCTGCGAGCGAAGGCCCCATCGAGGTGGGTGGAGAGGTGGCCGAGGCCCTTGCTGCCTATGTGTCGCTCGGCAAGCGCATTGACGCGCTCGAGGAGGAGCGAGACGCAGCCAAGCGGGTCATCCTCGAGGCGCACAACCTCGGAGCCAAGATTGCGACGGTGGACGGCATCAAGAGCAGTTTCATTGCCGCGTCGGAGCGGGTGAGCCTGGACACGAAGAAGCTTGAGAGCGAGCACCCTGAGCTGGTGTCGCAGTACCGCAAGGTGTCGCAGGTGTCGGCCTCGTGCCGGGTGACCGCGCCACGCAGCAAGGGCTAAGCCCGTTGGCAGGTGCAACCCCTGCCGCGCTGCCTCACCCGCCCCGCCTAGGGGCATTCGAGAAGGAGGATGAGATGAGCCAGATTGATGAAAGCGTTGAGGACCTCTGCCTGCTTATCAAGAGCCTGCACGAGGAGATGAGCACGGTGCACCGCAAGGTGGATGTGCTGTTGGCCATCAAGACGGACAACACCGAGGCGTTGCGCGAGATGGTGGCCTCTGGCCCTGCGCTTGATGTGGTGCCGTTCGAGGATGAGGGCACGCCGGTGGTGACGCAGTCGCAGTACGATGAGATGAGCTGGGCTGACCGCTTGGACAGACTGGCCAAGGCCAAGTGCCCGCAGTGCGACCGCCGTGCCTACTCGGCAACCGCCGTTGAGGAGCAGTTCGGCTACCGCACCATGTATGACGGCACGGTGCGCGTGCAGTCGTGGTGCCGTGAGTGCCGCAAGACCGCGCCGACGAAGGCCCCTCTAGTCCCGGTGTGGATTGCGATGAACGACGCGCAGCCAGGTGAGGAGTTGTGGGTAAAACATACTTGGAAGAGAGCAGAAGACGAGACCGAGACCGAGCCTAACAACAAGTAGCCAACCCCCCCGCAGTAAGGAAGAAGCCATGAGCATGCAGATTGCCAAGAACCAGCACCCCGTCGAGGGGTGGCTCTCCAACCCCGATAACTTCAGCAAGGTCGTCAACGCCCTGCCGACCCACCTCAATGCCGAGCGCATGCGCCGTCTCTACCTGACGGTGTTCAACAACAGCCCGGCTCTCAAGGCCTGCAACCCCGCGTCGGTCATCGGCTGCCTGCTCAAGTCTGCGCAGCTCGGCCTCGAGCCGGACGGTGGCAAGCTGTACCTCATCCCCCGCGGTGGTGAGTGCACGGTGCAGATTGGCTACCAGGGCTACATCGAGCTGGCGCGTCGGTCCGGTCAGATTGCCGCCATCGAGGCCAACCTCGTGTACGAGAGCGATGACTTCTCGATTGCCTACCACCTGGACAGCAAGTTCGAGCACCGGCCGAACCTTCGCCGCGCGACTGACGACAAGGTGCTGGGTGTGTACTGCTACGCGAAGCTGACCTCTGGCGAGCGTCTGTTCACATGGATGAGCCATGCCGATGTCGAGCATGTGCGTCGCACGAGCAGCGGCAACAGCTCTACCTGGACGAAGCACTGGGGCGAGATGGCGAAGAAGACGGTGCTCAAGCGCGCCGCGAAGATGCTGCCCTCTTCGATTGAGATGGCGGCTGCTATCGAGACCGAGGCCGAGCACGAGGGCTACCAGCAGGAGGCTCCTGTGGTGCAGCACACGGTGGTAACCACGCCCACGGCTGTTGGTGGTGCCCGTCTGCCCGCGCCTCCCCCGCCTGTCGAGGTCTCGGCCGAGGAGGTCGAGGTTGCCGAGCCAGAAGATTCTGGTGAGCCCGTCAACTTCGATGAGGTGCCGTTTTGAGTAAGTACCCTCACGCTAAGGCGGTCCTGACCGCTCGCATCGTGCAGCTGCATGGCACCCAGCACCGACTGGCTCAGCTCCTCGGTGAGAGCCGGCAGGTTCTGCTGCAACGTCAGCAGGCAGCCTGCGAGCATCCGAACAACCACCCATGGTGGTGCAACCTGCTCATCATGGAGTCTACCTGGCTCCTCGAGGAGGTTCGGGAGCGTCCGAGCCCTAACCCGACGCTGGTGGCTGCGGCCGTCGAGCTCAACGAGAACACCTACAACCAGTACCGCCGTGTTGGCGGTCGCCCCCGCAAGGTGAAGCCATGAAGAAAGTCTACAAGCTGGTTGGCTTCGATTGGACCAACAAGGCCGAAGCCATCAACTACATCTATCGCATGCGACCCTTCTACGACAACGGAGTGCGCATCAAGGGCCATGACGCACTGCTGCTCGTTGCTGCTACCGACCTGCACCCGGATGCATCTCAGAAGCGCGGCTGTGGCATCAGCCATTTCACGCTCGAGCAGGCTGGCAAGGACCGCTGCTTCTGTCTGCACCGCACCGACGGCACCAGCACCGACATCAGCTTCAAGAACATCTTTGATGACCCTGCCAAGCGGGAGCGCAAGGACCGGCTCAATGCACTGCGTCAAGCTGTCGACAACCAGATAGCACCGCTGCGCAAGCGTGGGATGCATGTGCACCATGTGATTCCATTCGCCACGTTGGTCGAGGGCTGGCTTGCCTCTCTTGGTCTGACCCTCGAGCAGATTGAGGTCATTCCTACGGCCGACGGCGAGATGCGCTGTAAGATGGCCGATGGGTCGTTGAAGTATGACTGGTGGCTCTACCATGACAGGTACGCACGCTACGAAATCATGACGGCTGCGGCACACCGCGCTTTCAAGCACGAAAAGAAGGGGGGCAAGCCATGAGCAGCGAACAGTTAGAGAACTTCGAAGAGTTGGCCCGCCGTGCCGTGGCGTGCAAGCGGTGGCGTTGGATGCCGGGGATGCTGCTGCTAACTGGCAATCGTATCAACTCCGTCAACACCCTCGCCGGCTGGTTCGATAATGAACTCCCCGACCTCAACGACCCTGCGACGCGCGGATGCGTGCTTGAGCTGGTGCGGGAGGCATTGCGGAAGCCGTCTATCTATCTCGCTCCGTTTTACACGAATACGGATGCCGGGCAGGTAGCATGGTGGGGGCTCGCAAATAATGTCGATTGGGAGCCGCAACCGCGCATTCAGTATCTCACGACGTCGCAAGGCATCATTGACTACTACCTCGCCGCAGAGACCGAAGCGGCCGCCCTCGTCGTCGCACTGGAGGCCGCGCCATGACCTACCAGACCGCCATCCAGGCTATCGTGGTGTCGAACAGCACCCGCACCGATACATACTGCGAAGACACGCCGGAGAACTTCGCCGTGCTCTACATGGAGGCGTCCGACCACTGGATTGGCGACGAATCTGGCGATCTTGTCTTTTTCTGCGACGAGCGAGGCAACGATTGGACGGTCCGCATCGCGCCGTCCACCACCGCACAATCATAAAGTCACGCTTTACCATTGAGGCCACATGAACCCCTGTCTCCTACTCGTCGAGCCCCTCCGCACTACCACCCGCGTCTACTGCAAGCACTGCGGCTACGAGGGCACCATTACCCTGCCGCTCGCGGCCTCTGAGCTCCCCAACCAGATGCTCTGTCACCAACTCGAGCACCAAGCGCACTCCCGGCTCATCAACCGAGGCAAGCCATGATGACCGACCTCGAGGCTTACGGAATCCGACTCATGCGCTGCCGCAGCGTGGCGTGGCAGCCAGGTATGCTCGCCATCGTGCCGCCCCGTCGTGACGGCGCGACTGGATACACCGTCCGCGTCACCGAGGGCACCGGCCCTGTCAACGCGGTCAACGCCTACGCCGACCTCTCCGACCCTGCTACCCTCGGCTGCGCGGTGGAGGAGCGCGAGAAAGCGCGCAAGGCGTTGCAGGTGCTTGATGCCGAACTGGCTGACTTTGTGCAGCATGCCGAGAAGGACATGCCTGGCATTGAGTATCAGGCGATTGGCGCAGACATTCAGGGTCGCGTGAACAAGGCCGTGGAGCAGCTGCAGTACGCTGCCAAGAAGTGGTATCACTTTGCGAGCGAGGCAAAGCGCCGGGGGTTGGCATGACGCAGAAGCCGGTTTGGACCGGTAAGCCGGCCAATGATGCGAACACTATGCCTGACTTCAGATGCCCTAAGTGCTTCAAGTACAATTGGGTGGTGTTCGAGAAGGAAGGTTGTGATGGTCACACTTACTATGGCGTGACCTGCCACATCTGCGACACATGGGACGAGGATGTGCCTGAGTTCGATAAATGGAAGGTGCAGCGTCCAGGTGAGCGGTGGCCTCGTGTGTGGCGACTGACCAAGGAGGCAGCCATGCGCTTCTCAAATGAGGGCAAGTGGCTTGATAGGGCAAACCCTACGGCCGAGCCGACACCTCCGTGCAGCTACAGCGGGTGCACCGAGACCAAGACGCAGATGCATCACATTGCGCCTCGCTCTATCTTCGAGGATGCTGACTGGTATCCTGTGGTTCCACTGTGCCGAGCGCATCATGTGGCTTTGCATCAACGGCTCGATGCATGGAAGGCAGGACGATGAGCACCATCATCTACTCCGGCGTGGACCCCGGCAAGAGCGGTGCCATTGCGAGCATCAGCCAGGACGGCACCGTGCTCAAGGTGTCTCGCTTCATTCATGCCGAGACCGAGGGCCGTATCGCCCTCATCATTGCCGACCACTTCGCTGAGCTCGATGAGAATGCCATCCACGCAGCCACCATCGAGCGAGTCGGTGCCATGCCTCGGCAGGGTGTCTCGAGCATGTTCACTTTTGGAAGGGTGTACGGTGAAGCATGGGCCGGCCTCGTGCTCAGCAAGGCCCGCGTGATGTCGGTCACCCCATCGACCTGGCAGCGTGACCTCCTGCTGCCCAAACGAGACTGCGTCACCAACCACAAGAAGACCCTCAAGGCAGAAGCCGAGACGCGCTGGGGCATGAAGATGACCCTCGACATGGCCGACGCGCTGTGGCTTTCTGAATGGTCTCGTCTCAAGGGGCCGTGGTCGCGCGGCATGCACGCAGGAGGGTAACATGGGCGAGGACTGGACCAGACCACTAATGCCGACGGCTCACATGCTCGAGCTCTACTTTGGCGGCAAATGGGGTGCCCTGCACCAAGGCAGGGTGCTGCCCCTCGGCCCTCACACGGCTATCCCCCATGGCATGGCAGTGACCGCCACCTATGGCATGCTGCGCCTCACCCTGCGCCTCAATGAGGGCGGGCTGTTCATTGCCAGCCTCACCTTTGATGAGCTCGAGGGTGCGCTCGTGCAGTCTGCCGGTGCCACCTTCACAGATGCCATCAGCAGCACGCTGCGAGCCTACAGCAACACGGTGAAGAGCCTGCCCCAGCCGACCACCAACCTGCCCGATGAGCGCGGCGCCTACTACCGCCAACACCTCACCCTCAAGCGGAGACAAGCCAAATGAATACCGCCTTCTCTCTTATGGCTGCCGGCGTGCAGCTCGTACCGGCCTCTCGCAAGGTTCCTGCCGACCCGTTCTTGGTTGCCTTCATGGTGGTGTTCTTCACCTATGTGACGTGGCTGCTGTGGAGGTCGACCAAAGAGCCATGATTGCAGCCCTCAACTACCTCCTGGACATCATCATGCGAGACCCGGTCATCGTGGTTCTCGGCATCATCCTTCTCATCTCCTACTACGCAGACGCTATCGACCGTTGGTGACCCGCATGGACGCAAGACAGATTAGACGCAAGCCGAGGCCCGGCGAAGATGACATAGCGCGCCCTGACCGGCTCGAATCGATAGCCATGCGGCGTATCGTGGTCGAGATGGGTTACTGGCTCTCTCCGATGCTCAAGGACCACCCGCTGCCTGTGCTGAGCGAATGGGAGCGCACGGTTGACCTGACGGCGCTGCACAACCGTCCGGCATGGCAGCCGACCAAGATGGAGCAGAGCCTGTCGATGCTCGAGCGCCTGGACGCGCACCTGCCTCGCAAGACGGTGCCAGCGCCTCTGCTGCCTAACCAGGTTGGCTCGACCAACAGCCGGCACGACCACAATGCCAACCGCCGTGCGTTGATGTCATGGGAGCGCATGACCGATGCCGAGCGGGAGGCGTTCGAGGCCCGCAAGGAGGAGCGTCGCAAGCAGGATGTTCTCGACAGGCAGGCCCGCATGCGTGAGACAGAGGCCGAGCTGCGGCAGGTGCTGACGGAAGAGGAGCAGGCGACTCGGCAAGCCAAGCGCGAGAAGGCTATGGCTGCGGTGCGTGCCGAGCGTGAGAGAGAGGCGGCACAGGCCGAGGCAGAGGCAGAGCGTCGCCGGCAGCGAGCAGAGAAGGAGCGGCAGCGGAAGCGCGACTCGCGCGCCCTGAACCGCAGCCTCAACACGAAGCCTGAGCTCACCGAGGAGGAGAAGGCCGAGCACAAGGCCAAGCTGGCCCGCGAGCGAAAGCGCAGCCAGCGGGCCCGCATCAAGGCATCAAAGCCGGTGGTCGAGAAGGTGGTGCCAAAGGTAGTCGAGAAGGTCCGGCCTGCCGTGGACCTCAGCCACGGTAGCGGCATCAGCCCTCTCGAGCTGGCGAGGCAGGTGCCGTTGCATGACCTCATGACCAGGTACCTAGACCGCAAGATGGCGATTGCTCGCAACCGGGCAGCCCGCAGCGGCAAAACCATCGACGAGGCCGCCACCTATGCGGTCGAGGTCGAGCGGCTCGATGGTCACATCAACCAGAACCCCGACTTCCTGTATGATGACCGCGCGCGGGCGATAGCGCACGACCGAGCCAACACCATCGTGGAGCGCGAGCTGCGCCGTGGCAGCATCCTGCCAGAAGAGGCCGCAGCCTACCGCCTGCAGCTCAGCCCGTTTAGGGAGCGCAAGGAGCAGCTCTCGACCATGACGGAAGCGGAGCGCGACGCCGAGAGACTAGCCAAGAAGCGCGCACGTCGCGCCGCAGCCAAGGGGAAAGCATGAGCCAGCCATCGTACAAGAGAGACCCACTCACCTACCGCCGTGAGGTCATGGCCCGCACGCTAGCGGCCGACCTCGGCTACACATGGGGAGAGAGCGAGCACCCATGGGCCGACTACCTGCTCACCAAGCCGGGCAACCACCTGCACTGCGTGTTACTCAAAGTCTACGAGTGCATGGCCCCCGGCACCGGCGACCTGTGCGTCGACGGCTCCGACTGGGTTGCCGGCAAGGCAGCGGCGCAGGCCCTCGGCTGCCAGTTCGCAGTAGCCAGGCGCACGCCCGACGGGGTGCAGATGATGATAGACGGCCTCGACAACTCGGCTGAAGACATCGAGCTTGAGGTCAGAGGCGGCAACCTCGAGGTGCGCATCCTCTCCCAGTGGTTCCGGCCTAACGTGCAGCTGCCGAACGGTCAGACGTGGCAGCACTTGAAAGCAGATTAGGGGTGGTGTGACCGGCCCCCGTGAGGACCCGCATCCTTGAAACCGGCCACACCATAAGCCTATGCGGGCGGCTGCTCACTCGGTTGAGGCGCTCGCTCACCTGCGCTGCCTCCGCTGCGACCTCCACCGTCAAAGACGTTAGCCATGGCCGAGCCGAGGATGCCCGTCATGACCAGCAGGATGTCTTTGCTCATCTGGAAGTACGATGAGCCGATGCCGTCGGTGTCGACGCTGTTGGGCACATACCAGTTCACGAGCGTGAGGATGCCAAGGAAGCCCATCAGCGCGGAAATGCCGAGGAAGATGAGGCGAAGGATAGAGAGCTTGCGGGCTGCCTTACGGTCGGCCGCAGCAATCTCGAGGGCGATGCCCCGATTGAGGCGCGCCACCTCGGCCTCGGCCACAGCAGCACGAGCCAGAGCATCAGACAGGGTGATAGAGGGGTCCTGCTCAATCACGGCTACTCATCCCAGTGGTTGACCTGCTGCTCGAGCCGGCCAACACGTCTGTTGAGGTCCTGGACATCGTCAGCGAGGCGGTTGAGGGTAGCCGCATCGGGCATCTCCTCGAGGCGGCTGCGCATCTCCTTGACCTCGGCCCGCAGCTCCTTCCACTCCTCGCGCACGAGGTTGAAGGCGAAGGAGACGACCACGAGGATGATGGTCGAGGCAATGGAGCCGATGACGGTGACGACGCGCCACATGGTAGGCAAGCCCACCACAGCCTTTGCAGCAATCGACTCCACTGAGCCAGTGGGGTTAGTCGCCATTGGTGTCGACCGACTTCTTAGCGTCTGCATCGAGAGCGCGCTCTACCTTGGTCTTGACCTCGACATTGCCGGCAAGGAGGCCAGAGACGACCGAGCCGAGGCCCACCCACATGGCGATGGGTACGGCAGCCATGCCGCCTGTGGCAGCGGTAACGATGATGGGGATAGCGGCACCGAGCACGGCGCTGCTGGCGAGGCCGGCGTTGACCTTGCCCTTGCTGTTGGTGAACTTGAACATCGTTACTCCTAAACGGTCTCTGGGTCGAACCAACCGACGGTCTTGCCGACGATGTCAGCATCAGACCACTTGTGCGTCTTGCGGTACACGCCGTCACCCTCGCGAGAGCCAGCCGCGTTTGTGTTACCCTCGATGGTGTGCCAGCCGATGCCGTCGACGGCCACCACAATGCCAGTGTGACCTTGGCACCATGCACCCTTGCGAGCCGCTGCTGCAGCTGCAGGGTCCTGCGCTCTCGACCAAATCATGCCCGGCTTGACCTTGCTCTGATAGTCGGCCTCAACAGGGGTGACCTTCACGATGGTCTTGCTGTTGCTCGATACCTGGTAGAGCGAGACGGCCGAGCCAGAGCACCACTTAGGCGGCTTAGGCAGGCCCTTGCTGGTCATGACGCACCAGCTCACGAAGGCCGCGCACCAAGGCGAGCCCTTAGCCATGCCGAGGCACTTGAGGTACTTCTCGACATCCTCACCTGCGTTCTTGCCGACCTCTCGCACGCCCTTGTTGGCCTCGGCCGTGGCGGTAGCGATGAGAGCCAAGGCAGCCTCGGTGACGTTCTTGAGAGGAGGCGCCGCGGTGGTCTTAGCCGTGATGGCAGCGAGGGTAGCGGGACCGAGCTTGCCGTCGGCAGCGAGTCCGTGCTGAGCCTGCAGCGTGGCCACGGCAGACGCAAAAACAGGGGTCTTAGGGTCGAGCGTGCGAAGCGGTAGGGGTAGGTCTGCAACCTGCCAGAGCACCCCTGCCTTGCCGCTGTTGTAAGCCACTGCTGCGTCGGTCATGGTCTAGTCCTTCTTGCGTCGGCCCCGCTTGGCAGGTGCCTCGGTGTTGTCGGTAGAGAGTGCCTTCACTTCTGCCCCAATGGCCTTTCGGATGGCGGCTGCGTCCTGCTTTGCCTTGACCCACGCGGGCTGCTCGAGGTTGACCACCTTGCCGATGAGCACATCCTTCGGCTGCTCTTCCTTGAACTCCCACTGAATGCCTGCCGAGGTCGGGATGTTGACCACCTTGAGAGGCTGCCCGGCATTCTCGACCCGCTCACGAAGCGCGGCAGTGATAGCCTCAAGCGCAGCCAGAACAAGCGGCTCGTCAAAGTACTTAGTCACAACCTCGATGTGCATGTTGCCGGGGGTGACCACGGTGACGCCGTCGCGCGTGGAGTAGGCCGTGCAGTGCTTGAGCTCGCTGAAGATGCTGTTGAGGAGGTGTAGGCTCATGGTCTCGTGCGGGGGTTACGGGGTTACGGGAGGTCTGCGGCCGTGAGGATAGCCTCGGCAATGTAGATGCCGTAGATGGCCACTGCGCTGCCAGTGTTGCTACGTACTTCAACCGTGATGCTAAACCAAGTAGAAGGTGGAATGCCTGTGATTTCGTCGATGTAGCAGCCCGGTCCACCGGTGCTGACAGTGACCGCGCCATAGGAGGTGGTCACGCGCACGTCGCAGTCGTCAGAGGCTATCACACCAATGAGAATGGTGCCGTTCGCACTAGCCAGCAGACTGGCCTGCAGGCCGTAGGCTATCTGATAGGTTGCCGAACCGGTGGTGATGACGGCCGGTAGGCTGGCAATCATGCGTCGACGGGTGGCAAACAAGAAGCGGTCACGCTTGACCATGTTGAGCAGGCTGCTGGCTTGAATGGTGTCACCCGCCAACAAGCCCGTAGTGAGGGGCGGCTCGATAGGAGATACGGTGAAGGCCATTAGAGCACCCTGCAGTTGAAGCCGTAGACGTAGATGTCGGATGTGGTTGCAAGTCGCCCGATGTAGACTGCGTCAGAGGTGCCCGTGCTGCCTTGGTTGATGTCGTTGATTGCGTTGGGGCCCCACACAAAGCGCACCGGCAGGCCCATGAGGGCTTGGTCGAGGTCCATGGCATCACGCATGCCCCAGTTGCCGTCGCCGGCAAGCACGCCGTTCATGAAGACGGCAGCACCTTCACGAGGCTCCATCGTAGTCTGGCCTGTCACGCGCGGCACCGGCACGCTGGTCTTCACCACATCGGTGCCGATTGTGTTGCCCTGGTAGTCGAGCACGCTGAAGGTGAGGTCTGGTGCATTCTGCGTCTGGTCGATGGCCACAGCCCGGAAGCTGACGTTGAGTGTCTGCACCGACTTGTTGGTCTGAATGAAGAAGGCGAAGGTGGCCACGCTGCCTGCCCTAATCACCTGACCAAGCAGCCCGCCTCGGCTCAAGCTCGTGCATGCATCGGGCTGCAGGAGCGGCATGAACGCATCGATTTTGTTGTTGAGTCGGGTGATAGGCGTTGTCTGCTGGTAGACATACGGTGGAGGGTTGTTGTTGGGGTTGCTGTAGGTCTCGACCGAGATGCTGAAGAGCTCGAGACGGCCGAGCTCGTACAGGTAGCTGGTGATGGTCGGCTTTGGACCACCGCCTGTGGTCGTTGGGAAGATAGGCGGGTTGACCTCGATGCTCGGCCAGACCGTCAGCACGCCCTCTGGCGGGATAGATGCGCCGACATTGTGCTTGAAGGTGCACACTTGGTACTTGTGCAGCGGATCACCGAGAGGCGATGGCTGTGCCGCACCGGTGCCAAGCACCAGCATGTGATACATCTCGTGGAATGAGCCAGGTGCATAGGAGAAGGGGAATGCTCCGCTGTCGTCCTCGCAAAAGACCTGATTGTCGACCGCGCCATTGACCAGCACAGAGCCAACGGTCTCCTCTCCGATGTCAGACTCCCACGAGACATGGAAGGCACGCAGGCCGCTCACCTGATTCGTGACGTAGGGGATTGAGACCGACGTAGGGGTTGCAGTGCCGGCCACATGCTGGCTCACGGTCACGCCTGCGTCAATGTCTCGAATGTGGATGGTGCCACCGAGCGCAGGGTTAGTGGTCCGGCAGAACACCTTGAAGGCATAGGTGCCAGACGCTACGCCAACGTTGACTGTCACCACCGTGCCGCGCCGGCCGAAGATAGATGCCCACTTGACCTTGGCAGCACCGGCCGATGTGGTTTGGTAGCTGAAGGTGGACAGCCGCGTGAGCTCATCAGTGTAGCTGTTCTGGTTGTCGGTGAGCCGCTTGCCCACGAAGGCCGACAGCGGCTGGTCAGGCATGACCGCATCATCATCTAGTTTGGTCCAGCTCATGGCACCCACGTCTTAGAGTAAGCAATCACACCGTCTACCTGCCTGTTGTTGTCGGCCAAGAAGGTATCGTAGATGATACTAAGGCCGGCGCCGAAGTAGGTAGCAGGAGCCAGCACGATGATGTCACCCGGCACAGCATAGGCATCGAAGCCCGGCAGGGTCATGAGGTTGCCAACGGTGTTCACGCCAGTGAGCGCACCTTGGTACTTGAGGGTGCCGTAGGTGTCGAGGAGCTGCACGTCGTACCATGAGCCGAGCAGCTGCTGGGTGAAGAGGAACGCCTGCACATCCGAGATAGGCGCACCAGGAGGTGCGAGGATAGGCGCTTGAATGAATGCGTTAGAATCAACCTCAATGTTGTCACCGCCTAACACATCGACCACGAGGGCCGAGCATGACCAGTACGAGAGCTGCGTGGTCGTGGACAGGTAGCCGGGCAAGATGATGGTGTAGGCCGTGGTTGGCGTTTTCCATGACCGTCCTGCCTTGAGCACGTAGCCAAGGGCAGTGACGACACCCATCTCGCCCTCGCTGTTGACGATGTTGTCAAAGGTGCAGGCGACCTGCTGGCCAACCTCGAGGTCGAGCACCGAGTCACGCAGCGACACGTCGAGGCGAGCCGCGCTCTGGCTGTATCGCATGAGCAGGCCGAAGGCGTTGGCCATCAGCCGAGTGTCACCCCAGAAACTGTCGTTAGGATTCATCCTGCCTGCCATCCAATGGCTGACCGTCATCTCCTTGCCGAGCGCGCTGCTGGCGAGGTCCACATTGAGGTAGGGCACCTCGTAGGTGGTAGCGTTGACGTCGATGTCGATGCAGTACTTGGCCTTCACTCGCATGAGGCACATGCCCCTGTCGAAAGTCAGCTTGATGCTGGGGTCCGACAGCGCGCCATCGTTCACAAAGGCCGGCACCTGCCGAGTGCCAGCCCATGAGCCAAAGTAGAACTTGCCCTGGTCATAGACCATGTAGGCACCGAGCCGCTTCAGTATCTCATCGAGCACCTCACCCACGGTCTTAGCCGAGGTGTGCGCGTAAGGAAGAATCACGCGCTGCGTGGTAACAGTCGTGACTGTAAGGCCCGGAACGTATTGCACGATGTCCGGGTAGTCTAGGCCAGCCATCAAATCAGCAAGGCTCGACAGGTCGATGAGGTCGCCGATGTCAGCATAGGGAAACGGCAGCCATGCCGACTCGGTGGCCGAGCGAGCACCTTGGCTAAGCGTCGGGTCTGCGTTGTAGGTGCCGAGTAGCAGGTCGATGATGACCGAGGGCATGTCGGCACTCTCAATGCAGTTCTCGCCACGCACCGAGGGCGCCTGTTGCTGCGCATCTGACCACCAGTTGTTGCTGTTCAATCGGTTGGCGTCTGAGTAGCCATCGCTCCGACGGTGAGCAGACACCCCGATGTACAGGTTGATAGGTGGTCCGTAGCCGCCTGTGTCGTAGTAACCATCCTTGAAGCACATGGCATAGGAGTTCGTGGTCGCGGTCTGGTTGCCGTTGAAGTCCAAGTAGACCGAGTTGTTGACCGTGATGACGCCAGGAGAGTCGTAGTTCTCCAACGGCACACTGATGCCGCCCGTACCCTCTTCTCGCACCTGCCACAGGCTCACTACCGTGTCGCCAACCTGCGGGCTCAAGGGGTCGAACCGAGGGCCGAAGACCTCCGGCACCCATGGCGTGGTCAGCTTGGTTTGTATCACATCAGCATTCTGGTTTGTCTGATAGATGACACCAGCAGGCCGTGTGGTGTCGGCCGTCACAGCCCCCCATGCCGGAATGAACGGCGCCGACTTGAGGTAAGCCATCATGCTCGAGCAATCGACCTTGATGAGGTTCTGCTGCCCGCTCGAGGTGTCGTTGCTCACCTTGCTGATGTAGCCGCGGAAGATGACCTCAGGTGTGATGCTGTCGAGGTCCACCGTCTCGATGACCACAGGCAGCTGCTCGCACCCACCCAGCGGGTTGCCGTTGCTCACATCGTAGATGCGGCAGCCGAGCGGCTCGTTGCCAACGCCCTGCTGCGTCATGCCGATAGGCACGTTGGCGCAGCCCCATGCGCGCGCGCCAACCAGCGTGCCGCTGTTGCTGATTATCTTGAAGACCGTGTTCTGAATGCGGTAGTAGTTGCCCACCGTGAACACCGCAGAAGCAGGCACCGGGATGGTCACCGGTCCTGATGCAGGGGAGATGTAGCCGGTGGTGCGCATCGGCTGGTTCTGCGCAGAGGGGTCGCGCACCTCAACCTTGCCACGACTCAGCAGAATAGCGCGCGTTGCCGCCGTCGAGAGCACCGTGAAGCTGGTGGTGCTATCCGAGCCCATCGAGCCGAACACCGCTATCTCGCTGCTGAGCTGGTCAGTCAGAGACACCACCGTGCCCTCAAGCGCAGTAGGGTACAGCGGGTGTGCACGAGTCGTGAAGGTGGCAGGCAACACCGTGGTCGTATCGCCCACACCGAGTATCTTGATGGCTACAACGCGGTTGCTCATTAGGTCTCACCTCGGAAGATGAGGCCAGCCGTCGACCAGAGCCGTGGCTCATCGGCCGCCGTCACGAAGTCCTCGGCCGAGCCCTTGTTGCTCACTCCCGGCATGCGGCACACCTGATAGGTGCCAGGTATCGTGCCTTCAGCCGTTGCTGCCTCACGGTAGAGCCGGAAGGTGACGCCCTGCGCCGCTGCCTCGATGAGGCCCTCAAGCGTGTTGTTGGGGTCACCAAGCATGCGGTTGGCTGCCGTCGCATAAATCTGAATGTTGGCGAACCAGCGGGTGTAGTTGGCTGCGCAAAAGATGGTGCTGAGCATCTCGAGGTCAGCGACCGCGCCCCAGTTGACCACGTCGGTGGTCAGGCCGCTCATGTCGCTTGAGCTCGAAGCCGCCCGCTGCGTCAGCATACGCCGCACGTCGCCTGCCAAGCCAGCAGGGCCCCAGAACATGCCCGGGTTGATGGTCGTGCTCTTGCTGGTTGGGATGTTAGTCCAAACCACTGTCTGTGTCGCAAAACCGAACTTGTTGGCCATGGCTACCGTGCCAAAGTCCACCGTGAAGTTCGTGCCGGTAGTGTAGGCCCATGTGATACCAAGCGGGCTGTTAGCCGGGTACGTGCCGTCAGAGTAGTCATAGGTGGTGGTGGTGACCGTGCCGGCACCTATCACCGTGTTGATGGCGTCTCGCAGGTAGTCGGCTACCGAGTCAGCCGAGGCCGTCTTGAGCGTCGTGCTGACGATGCCGAAGCCGTAGCGCGTCTGTGCCGGGAATGATGTGCCGTTGACCGTGATAGGGCCGACCGTGTCTGCCCAGGTGATGAGGGGGAAGTTCATTAGAAGGCACCTTGTTGGAGCAGGCCGCGCTGGCGTGCGCTCTCCTGCATCATGGCGAACTGACGGGCCACGCTCTCACCATCGGCAAAGGCCGAGTCGATGCGCATGTTGAATGAGTAGTTGTTCACAGGAGCCGAGGCACTGTCAGCCTTCTCGCTCGCTGGCGTTGACCCTACTGCCTTCTTGTCGGCCGAGAGCGCGCCACCGATGGCATAGGCCGCCACGCCCGCCGCAGCCATCGGGATAGCCAAGGGGTTGAGCGAGGCAGCCATCAGACCCGCCTCGGCCATCGCCTTGTCGCCTAGGCCCATGATGACGTTGCCGAGCTGCTTACGAGCCATGTCTGCAGCCTTCTTGGCCGACAGCTCGCCAATGGCCATCTGCTTGGCAGAGGTCTGCAGGTAGAGGGTCAGCTCCTGCTGCGTGCGGTCCTTGACCGACTGCACCCGCTCCTCATCGAGCTTCTTCTGCTCCTCCTCGGTCAGCTTGCCCTGCGCGTGAAGCTCGGCAATGTGGTCGAGCTCCATCTGCTTGGTGAAGTCCAGGAACGCCTGCTCCTTGGCTGCCTTCTCGGCATTGTGCGCGTCGATGCGCTCGAGCTCAGCCTTGAGCCGGTCAAGTTCCATGGCCTGCTCGGCACGGTCGTTAGAGTACTTGAGGTCGGCCAGCTCCTTGGCCTCGCGCTTCTCGCGCTCAACCGGGTCTTCTTCGGCTATCGTGCTCTTGCCAATGCTGTTGGTACGAACCGGGGTCTTGGCCGCAGTGCCGAACTCTCGGAGCTCCTCCTGCGTCTGCCTTCTGATTTCAAGTTGTGCCGCCGCTTCGTCTCGAATGTTGGCCGCGCCTTCCTTGAGAATGGCCAGCTCGATGACCGCTCGCTCATCACCATACTTCTTGGTGATAGCCGTGATGCTGCCTTGACCGTCGATGACGGTCTTCTTCATGTTTGCGACCTCCTCCTCGGCACGACGACCTTGGAGGGCTATCTGCTCGGCACTCATGCCGGTAGTGTTCTCGTAGCTCTTGCGAATCTCGTATTCGTACTTGCCCGCGAGCTGCTGCCGAATGCTGAGCGACTGCTTATCCATCTCGACCGCGCGCTCGAGCTTCTTGCCGATGGCGACCAGTTCGCCCTGGCCGGCTGCCTCGGCCGCCTCCTGCAGGATGGCCTTCTTCTCGGTGATGCGGGCCTTTGCTGCCGCTTCAGCCTTCTCGGCCTCCTCCTTTGACTTGTTGATAGACTCTTGGAACTTCTTGCCCTCTTTGGTCGCCTCGCTCTCCCAGTAGGCTATGTCAAAGAACGCATCGCCAATCTTAGCCAGAGGGGTCAGAGCGTTGTCAGCCGCAGTGGCAACCGTGCCGAGCAGCTGGCTCATGCGCTCGGCCTGCTGGTTCATGTCGCCGCCGCCGAGCACCGCCTTGGCAAAGGCACCAGAGATGCCATCCATCTGCTGCTCGAGCTTCTCCCAAGTCTTCTGCCCCTCCTGACCATAGGACCGGAACAGCTTCTCGCTGCTGTCCAGGAACGCACCCACCACCGCCTTGGCACCGGTGAACGCGACACCGATGCCACCGATAGCAGTAATGGCCGCAGGACCACCTATCTTGTTGATGAGGTTGCCCGCTGCGATGTCGGCTTGGTCGGCTACCTCTCGCAACTGGTCGGTGAGCTTCTTGCCCCCGTCACCGAGGTCGCCCATGGCCTTCTTGGCCTTGCCAAGCTCGCTGACTAGGCCACTGCTGTCGCCATCAATCTCTGCAACCGTCTTAGCCATGGGTCAGCCCTTACCGAACATCTGTGCTATGCGCTCGGCCGACTTGCGCTTGTGCTCCTCGTACCGTCTGCCCCCTTCCTGCAGCTCGTATTGCACAAAGGTGGCTAGTTCAAGTTGGCTGTGCGTCAGGTCGCGAACCGTCACCACAGGACTGCCGCGCTCTATCCACTTGCCCACGCGGTTGGCCTCCCAGAAGCCGCTAGGCTCGGTCGTGAGCACGAGGCAGGTGGTCGGCTGCGCCTCCATCTCCTCGTGACCTAGACCCTGCCTGTAACCCATCGTGCAGCCTCGCTCGTGCCGTGTTGCGTCAGGACACTCCCAGCATCGGAAGCCATGCGACATCGTCAGCCGGGCAAAGTCACGCCACGCTACACGGCTGAAGTTTTTGGGTAGCCCACCGACGCTACCTCACTCGCAATCGTGTTGAGGTCCACCCACGGGATGCGCACCAGCCACTCAGACCGAGCCGCTGGCGTGGCCTCCTTGTCGAGCTCCTTGGCGAAGCCCTCAGAGGCCGACACACAAGCCGTGAGCAGAGTCACATTGAGCTGCACAAACGCCTCGAGCGCACCAGCGTCAGCATCCTCGGCACGCAACCGAGTGCGCGCCTTCTCGAGCGCGCCGTAGTACCTTGCACCCTCGAGCGCGTTAGGCTCGCGCACCAGCAGCCGGCCCTTCTGGCCCTTGACCTCTACCTCAAGCCACACATTCTCGTTGAACTCAATCATCCCATCCCCCTTGGTGCCGACTATACCGGCGAGTAGAAACCAATCGAACCAATGTCAGCCACGCTGTTGGCGTTGACGATGCCAGCAAACTTGAGCCCGATGTTGCGGTACCCGTTGCTCTCGCCTGGCGTCGGCCACTGCACCAGCTGCGGCTCGTTAAGGGTAAACACCACCGAGGTGTCGACGGCAATCGTTAATGTAACATCAAGCGCAGTGCTCTGTACAAGGTTACTCTGTGCGTCACCCCAGGCAGGCTGCAAGTTCTCAGACAGGTCAGCTACCTCAAGTTCAATCGAGGGCGAGCTGGTCAGAGAAATCATCGCGATGCCCATGCCGTATTCTTCCTTGGCATCGAGCACATCCGACAGCGCAAAGCCCGGGTCGTAGGTCACCTTGGCAAGAGCCGAGGTCGAGCCGCCGAGCGGTGAGATTACCGACAGGCTAGCGTTGGTGCCAATGAGCGGCGCAGGGTAGGTGTAGGTTGGAACCAACGGCGTGCTGTCAGTGACCGGCCGCCACTGGCCCTTGATGGACCACTCGACCATAATCTTGCCACCGGCCTCAAACGAGAACTTCGGGATGCACACGCAGCCCTTGGCCTCGTAACGCTTCGCACCAATCTCCTCGTAGGCAATCGAGAACGTCGAGCACTGGTTGTTGGCAACCGAGCGAGACGCCGACAAGTCGTAAAGAGCCTGGCTGATGAACTTGAAGTCGTTGGTGCCGCCACTCGCAATCTTGAACGGGCACGACCGCAGCAGAGCGTAGAGCACCGTGTTCGTGCCCGTCGGATTGGCAGTGAACGCATTGGAGCCGAAGTTCCAGTAGAGCTCGGTCGTGAAGCTGATGTCCCAGCCGATACCGCCGGTCTTGGCCGCGAGCTCACCGCCGTAGGGGGTCATGACATCAGCACGACGGATGATGCCAGGACCACGAGGCGTGAACTTAGGCGTGCCAACGGTCGGCACGAAGTCGCCGCCGGCAGGTGCAACGAAGGTGCCCGGCGTGGTCTCGAGCTTGATGTATACGCCGCTTGTATTACTCGCATTCAATACTTGAGCCATGGTCTACCTCGCTATGCCCCTGCGCTGGTGCACAAGGATTGTTGCTCTGATGGTCTGCTGTATGACCGTCTGCCCCGTGTCATCGAGGCCAACCGCAAAGTCGGTCGGGGTCACGCCTGTGCCCGGGTAACAGTTGAAGATGCCCGTCTGCACGAAGTTAGGGGTGTTCTGGTTGCGAGCATCGTAGTTCACGAAGCCATACACAGGGCTCGTGAGGATGAGCAAGATGCCCTCGATGTACGCACGCAGCGCCGTCTCGTAGGCCTCCTCCGTGAACGGGGTCACCGTCGACAGAGGCTGCGCCGTGCCGTTGCTATCGTAGTAGCCCCAGTCGGCATTCACCGACACCTCGAGCTCGTGCACTTGGTCCATGGCACCCAGCGCGTCGATAATCTCGCTCGAGGTGCGCAGGAC